TCGATCTCCAATAGCTCATCGCCAGACACCACAAGCCTCACGGGCGACGTACCCGCGGTAGCCACCAGCGTGTTGCCTGGACGCTTACTGAGCGCGCCGCTGCGCGTGAATCTGGCGTTGATACACTGCTTCAGCGTGGGCGGCTGCAGGTGACGCGGGTGCGTGTGCTCGTCAACGCCAGCGCTGAACGGAAAGTGCGCCGTCTGCGTGTTCGCGCCGGCCGTCACGTCACCACCTCATGCGCGAGCGCTGCAGGCGCTGCCTGTCGAGGCGCTTCACGTCCAGCATGCGCGGAGGCAACGCCGCGTCGCGCGCGTGGCACAAGCCGTCGATCTCCTGAAACGCGCGTTCCATTTCGCCATCCAGCACGCCGCACAGCGCGAAGTCACGCTGCTGCATCGCGATGCGCTTCGCCGCCCAACACACCGCGAACTCCTCGAGCCCGTCGATGCCGTCGAGCGTGTCTGACGTATTCACCAGCAGCCCAGATGCGGGCGCGAACACGATGGTCACCGGGTAGACGCCGTTCGGCACCGGCCTAAACGAGATGTTGCCTCCTCTGAGGCGGTACTGAATCTCCGTGAGTGTGCCCCAGCTCACGTTGTCGCGCAGGCCGTCCGTCTCTACCACTTCATATGGCGTGAACACGTACTCACGACCGTCGATCGTCGCGTACACCTTCAGAAGCGATAGGAAGGTGGCGGGCAGGGTGTACGTCTCCGTGCCCGCCGCCGTGTTCACTGTCGTAGACGACTCGTAGTAACCCTCACCGCGCGCCCGGACGATTCGCGAATGCAGCTTCGCGATACCCTCGTTGAGCGCATCTGTGATGTTCGCATCGCTGAAACGCTCGGTCTCGTTTTCGGTGTCCGTACGCCACCGAACGCGAGACCTCAGAGCTGCGAGGGTTACGGTGCGGGACATGGCCTAAAGTGCGCCTTGCCCAACGACCTCTGGCTGGTCCTTGTCGTCATATTCGCCATCTTCCTCGGATGCCATGCAGGCGCGGATCGCCGCCTTCATGGACGTCACGAAGTCTCGGCGGTCGCCCTTGTTGGCGGCGTCGAACGCGTCGGTCAGATGCTCGTCTTCGAGGCTGGGGGAAGTGGGCGAGTCGTCTTCCTCGCCCTCCTTCCCCTTTCCCACGAGGACCGCTAGGCCCTTGAGAGCCATCAGAGCAGGCCCAACTTGTCGACGACGATCTCATAGAAGATCGTGTCGCCGCTCGTTGCGTTGGTGTTCGCGCTGGACGTGTTCAGCAGCGTGACGACGACTTTTCCGTCCGTCGCGACGGTATCCCCAGCGGGGGCCATCTGCGGAGCGAGAATCGTCGCCGAGGCAATACCGAAGCCGGCCGAGACAAGCTTCTTGTATGCCTTGTCCAGCGTGAACGTATAGACGCCTGTTGCCGTCTTGACGCATGTGAGCCCCAACCCAGTGACCGTGCTCGCGTTGCCGTTCGCGCCGGTCAGCACCTTGCCTTGGAAGACGATGGTGCCGGGGTTGGGCGTCTCCGCATATCGGAGCTGCGCGGGCGTACCCATGTCAGATCTCCTCGAGGTCGACCGCGAGCTCGCCTGCTTGCAGGACTGTCCCGGTAGACGTCTTGTTGATCGTGAACGTGAGCACCGAGCCCGCCGCGATGCTGTCAGCGTTCGCGGCGATACGCGTCACGTCGGCCGGCACAAACAGCACGAGGCTGCCCGTCCCACCGCCGTTGGCGTTTGCCGTGTTCACCACCGCCACGTTCGACGCAGTGCCGCCCGCACCGTCGCGCTTGGCCACGATGAGGTTGACGCAGGTCGCGTTGGCTGCAGCCACGTTGACGTCCGTCGTCCACTTCGCCGTCACGAGCTTGTAGGCTCGTGGCAGGTAAGCGAGCGTGAACTCCGCGGTGTTATCGCCCGCGTTGCCGTCCGCTGCCGCTTTGCGCCAGCGAACGGTTCTGCGGTGCGCCTGATTGACCTCGGTCTCCGCGGCGGTGAGGCCGGCGGAAAGAACGTGGCCTACTTGGACCTTCTTCAGAAGAGCGCGATCAGTTGCCATGGCTCACCTCACGCTCCCGCCGTCAGCTGGACGGTCGCGTTGTAGTAGGGACACTCGCAAATGAGATCGAGGTCACCCACGAAGCGTGATTCCCACGCGTCCGCGGCGTCCTCCATCATCGGGCCTTCGATGAGCGAGACGAGTTCGCCCGTGCTGGCCAGCTTCAGTGTCTCGGTCATGAGCATGTAGCCGCGGCCGGTCTTGCAATCCGGATCGGCGAGAACATCGATGATGCCCGACGGACCCTGCAGCTTGATGGCCGTGTACGACATGCCCGGCTTGTACGAGCCGATGCCCGCTGCCGGAGACGCCTGCATCACGAGCGTGCCAGCGGCACTCAGGTCGTTTCGCAGGTTCTGCCAGTCGGTGGTGGACAGCACGTAGACGTCAGACGCCCCGCCGCTGTCATGCACCGCGCCCGCCGCCGTGAGGGCGGCATTCGTCGGCGTGAGATTCGTGCCGTCGATGCGATAGCCGGCGAGCTTCTCCGGCGAGGAGCTGCGGTCAACGCCGTTAAAGAGCGTGGCCGAGGGATCCGAGGACGGAATCCATGCCGCCAGGCCGTTCAGCACGTTGCCGAATACACCTTCGCGGAACAGATAATCGCTCGCCGCCGCCGTCGGGATCCCAGTCGTCCAGACCTGGTCCACCGTGATGCGACCCTTGTTGGCGCCGCTGCGGATGACGCCGGTGACGGTCACCTTGCCGCTCTTGATAGAGCCGCTGGTGCCGTCCGCCGTCGACGACGTGAGGACCATGCCCTCGTCGAAGAACCGCACTGCAGCGGTGTCGGCCAGTGTGATCGCGTTCGTCGAGACGTTGCTCGTCGAGGAGATCTGACCGATGGCGCCGCCGCCGTTGCCGAAAAGGAACGCGCTGATGTCGCGCTTCCACTGGGTGATGGCGTTCTTCGACTCACGCGCGTAGGGCTTGACGATCAGCGCCTGGTCGCCCTTCGCCTGCCGCATGAGGCGGCCTGCGATGGAGAACAGCGCGTAGTACGTCTTGGCCGTAATCGCGAACTGCTTCGCGGTCGAGGCGCTCTTGTTGCCCTTCGCTGTGGTGAAGATCGGGCCTACGCCCTGAGGCGCTCCCGTTCCCACTGCGATGTGGCGGATGTCCTCATAGAAGCTCGTGTCCTTCGGCGCTTTGCCGAGGAACGGAGATTCTTTGAGAATGGCGTCGTAGATGCTTTTTTGAGGCCACAGCTCGCGGCCAAGGTTGTAGCCGCTGCTGCCTGATGTAGCCGGTCCGAGAGGCATCCCAGCCCCCTTTCCGGCGCGCTACGTTCAGCGTACTGAGCGAAGGCGCCGTCGTTCGATTGCGCGCTGGGTTCTCTCCTCAAGGGAGAGTTCGGCCTCGTCGTCGGGTTTGACGATCGAGGACCGCTCAGCCGCGTCACGATTGGAAACGGTGGTTTTCGCCTTCGCTGTGGCGGATTGGGATGTTGCTCGGTTGCTGTGTGTGCCTGATTCAGCGCTCTGCTGCGCGCCGAAGATCTCCGCATCGGCGGCTAACGCCTGTTGCATGCGGATGATGACGTCATCGAAATTGAATTCTTGGCCCTGAAAGGAGCGGGCCACTTGGTCCGCCATGTTCGCCGCGGCCTGCGGGCGCTTCTCGAAGAAGCGAGCGACCAGGGGTGCTTCTTCGGCTACTTCCTTCACGCGGCCTACAAGCTGGGATGTTGCGCGCTCGAAAGCGTGGCGCTCCTCGAGCGCGCGGCGCTCGGATTCCAGCTTTTGCTCTTTCGCGCGCAGCTCTTCTTGGAGCTTCTGCAGCTTCTCCTCCACGGCACTCGTCGCCTTCTTCGCGGCGAGCTCGGTGCGCTTGGCAGGATCGGCCTGCTGAAGAAGCCATTGCGAGACTTTCTCTGCTCCTACCTTCTCCTCGAGCAGTTGAAGTAGCGACTCCGGATCGCCGAAAGAGCGCTCGAGCGCGGTGAGTCGCTCCTCGCGCTCCTTCAGCGTCCGCTCGCGAGTCTCGGCGGCCCTCTCGCGCTCTGTGAGCTTCGACGCCTTCGCGAAGGCGTTCTTTTCGAGGTCATGGATGCGGGCCAGCTTCTCCTTGCGCTCCGCGTCTGGATCCGCGGCTGGCGCTTCGATGACGGGCGCGTCCGCCTTCAGAAACTTGCCGTCTTTGCCGCGGACCTTCCCAGCAGGCTGGCCTTCCGCCGCCGTCTCCCCCGCTTCCTCGGGCGTCTCGGCCGTCACGCCGTCGAGCGCATCGACTTGGGCGCCTCCGCGGAGATCGCCGAGCACTTTCGCCACGCGGGCATCCAGCGCGCCTGCGTCAGCGTGATTCTCGGTCGTTGTCGTGGTTGTGACCTGCGCGTTGTCCATCATGCCGCCATCGGCGCGGGCGCGCCGTTCATGGGTAGTTGGCCTGCGCCAGGAGGCGGCGCGGCCGTGGGCTGATTCGCGCCGAGGTTCGGCATGCCGCCACCCGGTCCTGGCGCTCCGCCGGCCAACTCCTGCGCCTTGGCCTTCGCCGGCACGGATTCGGTGATGTACCGGCGGAGGAGATCGAGGTTCTCTTCCGGAGCGCCGTCGATGGTCGCTCGCGCAAGCCGCTGCTGCGCCCTGCGCATGCCCCAGTCGAGCTGCGTGCTGTAGGGCGAGGGCGGTTGGTAGGCTTTCTCGAGGTCGTCGGCGCTGCCTTCGGCGTCGAGCATGATCTCGATGATCTCATCGACGAGGAGACGGTCGGCGGTCTCCATGTCCAACTCGGCCTGGAGGTCGGGGGCGTCGAGGTAGCGGAGGAACGTCGCGCGGTCGATGACTCCAGCGTTAAAGAGCGTGTTCAGCCGATCGAGCCTGGCCGCCGGCTGCGACGGAAGGAGCGACGTCGAGAACAGACGGAGCTCGTATCCCTCCACGTCCACATCCGCCCACGAGAGCGACAGAAGGCCGCCCTTCATGTGGACGCTGACGGCGTAGTCGCCGTGGTCGTTGGCGATCTCCTTCGCGGAGTCAATGAGATGGCGCGCGACCTCAAGACACCACGCCTCGTAG